AAGAGTGTAAACCAATTCCACCTGGATTTATGATTGATCCTGCTGGAATGCTTGCAAAAGAAAATGGACATACTGTAGATGAAGCATGTTGGGTTGGTTATAAGCAAGTCGGGATGAAAAAGAAAGGAAAGAGAATTGTTCCAAACTGCGTTAAGGAGGAAGGTCTCCGTGATTGGTTCGGCAAATCCAAGTCAAAAGATGGTAAATCTGGTTGGGTAAATGTTGTAACTGGCGGAACCTGTGCAAGTGATGAACCCGGTGAAGGAACTCCAAAGTGCGTTTCTTCTGCAAAAAGAGCAAGTATGAGTGATGCAGAACGAAAGTCTGCATCCAGAAGAAAAAAATTAGCAGATCCCGGACAGCAATCAAAGTCAGGTGCTGCAAAGCCAACTTATGTATCCACAGATTCCCCCAAAAAGAAAATGAATGAAAATCATAAAGCAATTGCTAGTGGAAAAGAAAAAGATGAGGAAGGATATATGGCAAGCACAGAGATGGATACAATTAATAGTGCTGTTAAAAAATTAAGAAAAAATATTAAAAAGGGTGACACACAATTGCCCGCATGGGTTCAATCTAAAATCACTAAAGCAGCAGATTACATTGATACTGCAGCAGACTATATGGATAGTAATGAGGTGTCTGAAGAGTCTGATAAAAAAACTAAAGGCAGTGGAACAAAGGATGCTTGTTACACTAAGGTCAAATCTCGTTATAGTGTTTGGCCTTCAGCATATGCATCTGGAGCACTTGTAAAGTGTCGTAAAGTTGGTGCTGCTAATTGGGGTAATAAATCGGAAGGTTATGAACTTTCTAATTGGAGAGATGAATTTAAAGCAATAGAATATGAGTTTGTAGATTTAATCAAACCAGAACCTTTAGTTAGTAAAGTTCTTGATGAAAAGTGCTGGGCTGGATATAAGAAGAAAGGTATGAAAACAATGTTTGGAAAGAAATATCCAAATTGTGTAAAAGAAGAAGAAAAAGATACATGTAATCATACTCATAAAGGAGAAGCATGTCCAACTCACGGCAAAAAAGAATGTCCAACTGAGGTAAGTGAGGCAACTCGTTTACAAGCAGACACTGGTAACATTCTTGCAGTTATTCTTTCATGGAAGGGTAAAACATATTCTGTTAAAATGTTCTTCCCTCAAGTTGGAATGCCAAATAGAAAGGATGTAACATCAGAAATTCAAAAAATTTATCCTGGTGCATTGGTTCTTCAATATAATGTTTCTTCACTTCAACCGGGAATGCCACTGATTCAAGTAGTAAATTCAAAGTCAAAGAATTACAACATGAATGAAGAGTCTGCTGCATGGCAAAGAAAAGAAGGTAAAAATCCTGAAGGTGGTTTAAATGCAAAGGGAGTTGCATCGTATAGAAGAGAAAATCCAGGTTCAAAATTGCAAACTGCAGTTACAACAGAACCATCAAAATTAAAACCAGGATCAAAAGCAGCAAATCGTAGAAAATCATTCTGTGCCCGGATGGGTGGAATGCCTGGTCCTATGAAAGATGAAAAAGGTCGTCCAACTAGAAAAGCACTTTCTTTAAGAAAGTGGAATTGTTAATATAAAAGGTTTACATTATGGTTGACAATATTTACTTAGGTAATCCTTTATTAAAAAAGGCAAATACCTCAATGGAGTTTACTCAGGAACAAATTCTTGAGTTTATGAGATGTAAAGAAGACCCCGTATATTTTGCAAAAAATTATGTAAGAATTGTAACTCTTGATCATGGTCTAATGCCATTTGATCTTTATCCTTTTCAAGAAAAACTTGTTAATAATTTTCACAATAACAGATTTAATATCTGTAAAATGCCTAGACAAACAGGCAAAAGTACTACTGTAGTATCATATCTTCTTCACTATGCAGTTTTTAATGACAATGTAAATATTGGTATTCTTGCAAACAAAGCAGCAACAGCAAGAGAACTTTTAGACCGTCTTCAAACTGCATATGAAAATCTTCCTAAGTGGATGCAGCAAGGTGTTATTTCTTGGAACAAAGGTTCATTAGAACTTGAAAATGGTTCTAAAATTATGGCTGCCTCAACTTCAGCTTCTGCTGTTCGTGGTATGTCTTTTAACATATTATTTTTGGACGAATTTGCGTTTGTTCCAAATCATATTGCAGAGTCATTTTTTGCATCAGTATATCCAACAATTACTTCAGGTCAAAACACAAAGGTAATTATTGTTTCAACACCACATGGTATGAATCATTTCTACCGAATGTGGCACGATGCCGAAAAAGGAAAAAATGGATATATTTTTACTGATGTGCATTGGAGTGAAGTTCCCGGTAGAGATTCTGCCTGGAAAGCACAGACAATTGCTAACACAAGTGAACAACAGTTTAAGGTTGAGTTTGAATGCGAATTTCTTGGATCTGTTGATACATTGATTGCACCATCTAAACTCAGGAACTTCGTCTATGACCATCCTAAGACCCGTAATGCTGGTTTAGATGTTTATGCGAGTGCAAGTGAGGATTGTGATTATATAATGACTGTAGACGTTGCTAGAGGGGTAGGAAACGATTACTCAGCATTCGTTGTGGTAGACATTACACAGTTTCCCCATAAGGTTGTGGCAAAATATAGAGATAATGAAATCAAGCCAATGATGTTTCCAAGTGTAATTTATGAAGTCGCAAAAAATTACAACAATGCTTTTATCTTATGCGAAGTAAATGATGTAGGAGATCAGGTTGCTAGCATCCTTCAATACGACCTTGAGTATCAAAACATTCTAATGTGTTCTATGAGAGGTAGGGCTGGTCAGATAGTTGGTCAAGGATTTTCTGGTAAGAAAACTCAATTAGGAGTTAAAATGTCCAAGACGGTTAAAAAAATTGGATGTCTTAATTTAAAAACAATGATTGAAGAAGATAAACTTATCTTCAATGATTACGAAATTATTAGTGAACTTACAACTTTCATTCAGAAACATAATTCTTTTGAGGCGGAAGAAGGTTGTAATGATGATCTAGCAATGTGTCTTGTAATATATGCTTGGTTAGTTTGTCAGGATTATTTTAAAGAACTTACTGATCAAGATGTTAGAAAACGTCTTTATGATGAACAAAAAAATCAGATAGAACAAGATATGGCACCCTTTGGTTTTGTTTCTGATGGGTTAGATGAAACAAGTTTTGTTGATTCTGAGGGTGATCGTTGGTTTGCTGATGAATATGGTGATAGATCATATATGTGGGAATACAGGTAGCAGTGGAAATTGATAAGCAAATAAAATTAAGTCATTTATTACTCAATGACAGAAAATGTAGAGTTTGTGGTGAACTTAAAAATTTAGTAGGAGAGTTTTATAGAACACGTAAAGATAGAGGACCTGTTGCATCTTCGTATTCTTATGAGTGTAAAGAATGTGCCAAAAAAAGAGTAAATGAACGTAAAAAAAATAAATCATCTTCAATTGAATACAAATATCCTGATTGGTGATACTCACGGCTCGTTTCCCCAGTGTAAAGTAGTTTTTTAATAAATATTTCCAGACAAACAGAGAATTACGGAGAAAAAAATGGCGACTCCTCAATTATCTCCAGGCGTACTCGTCAGAGAGGTTGATTTAACAGTAGGAAGAGCTGATAATGTTTTAGATAACATTGGAGTGATTGCTGGTCCTTTCCCAATCGGTCCCGTAGATTATCCAATTGATATATCAACCGAACAAGATTTAATTAGTGTTTTTGGTAAACCACTTTCAACAGATTCACAATATGAGTACTGGATGAGTTGTTCATCCTTCCTTTCATATGGTGGAGTTATGAAGGTTGTTAGAACTGCTGGTTCAACACTAAACAATGCTAATGCTGGTGTTGGTACATCCTCTACAAATGCTATAAGAATTGATAACTACGATGATTATATTAATAATCATGAAGACGCTACAAATTATACATACGCAGCAAAGAACCCTGGATCTTGGGGAAATGGATTAAAAGTTTGTTTCATTGATGATGCTGCAGATCAAATTATTGGTATTAATACAACAAACCCAGGAGCACTTGGTGCAACGATTGGATTTGGAGTTACTACATCTCTTTCTAATCTTGTAATCGCAGAATCAGGTTCGACATCAACATTTAATGGTAATCTTAAGGGAATTATTACTGGTGTTACAACCGATGCAACAAACGGTAATAGTAGCATTGAAGTAAAAATTCTATCAAGAGTTTCTGCGGCATCTACTCGAACAGACACTACTTTAATAACATCCACAAGTGGTAGTGTTGGCATTGGAAGCACTACTTTGATACCAGTAAGTTCAACCGCAGGGTTGACCTTATTTGATACTTTAAATGTGATGGCTGGAGCAGGAAATACAATTTCATTATCCAATCTACAAATTCTTAGTATTACATCTAATTCAGTATCATTAGCTAGCACTCAAGCACATGCAATATCTGCAGGAATAGCAGTCACTTTTACAAGAACAGTCTCTGTTGCTGCTACAGAAACAAGGATAGAATATGCAGAGGGATCTACTTCTGCAGCATATACAGTTGAAAGCAAACTTCGTTTTGTTAACAACTCTGGTATTACTACTGGAAGCACTTTAGGACTTGCTGGAGTAACTCCAACATTTGTTTCTGATTGGTACGAGAACCAAACTCTTGGTTTGACTAATGCAACAATTTTCTGGAGAGAACTTGCACCAAAGCCAACCACTAGTCAATATACGGCTCAAAGACAAGGTTATGGTGACGGACT